AAAACTACTTTCAAAGAGGGAGATGACCTAAAATCAATTTAGGTCATCTTTTTGAAATTTTCTCTGAGAGAAGGGTGTGTCTTAAATATTAAAGCTACTTCTTGACATCATTGTAAAGACTGTAAAGTTTTTCTATGTCATTCTGTTGTCCATTTAATCTTTCTTCATGAACCTCTAGAGACCTGACAGTTGAATCAAACATTTGTCTCATAAATTCTACAGGTGACATAGGTCCTTGATTTAAGTTATATCCACCCGAAGATCTTATCTCTGGAAGTACTTCCCTAGTTATCCAATTCATGAAGTTTTTAGCCTCGGGTTTTCTACTATTTCCTATAGCGTTATATAGATTACCTTCATCTACGTAATTGGATGTCTGTTTTCTTCCGAAACTATCTATATTTTCTAATAAGACTACTCCCTCAGGTTCTAATCTTCTATTTATAGCTGACGGAGATTGTATACCTAAAACATGACATACATCTGACAAACAGAACCATGTTCTTCCTTTAAATGTTGTAGTTCTGACGCTACCTAAATTATTGTAATTAAATATCTGAAATCTCTGATCATTGTTCGATGGTAAAAAGTGGTCCATTATTATTCTCCTTTACTTAGTTTTTTTTTCATTAGATAATGACTCCTCCTCTAAGGGAGGAGCCGATAATTTTACTCATTTATTTTTTTCATTGTTGCTTTTTCTATTTTAAAGCTAACAACTGTTTTAGCTGGAAAAGATTTCATCTCTGTAGTTTTAGTTTGTGGATTGTATTGATTTCTTTCTCCTGCAGGTTTATGGTGTGCTGAGAATGTACCAATACCAGGTATCTCCATTTTTTCTCCTGCTTTTGATCTTTCTACGAATACTTGTGAGTAACCATTAGTTACATTCTCTACAGTATCTCCTGATTCTCCTACTTTTCCTCCAACATAGTTAAAGAAATCTTTTCTTTCGTTTTTGTTCATCATAATTTTTCCTCCTAAAATTTTAGTTTTATACTGATATTAGTTATCAGTATTCATAAAAATAATATACAAATATAATTATTTAGATAATATGTACACATGGTTTGTTTTACTTCTTTTATGTATCACTCTGAATGTGTATACTCCGTCAACCATATATTTGTTAAATTCTTCCATATCATATGTTAATATTTTATATTTTATCTTTCCACTAGAGCAGAATATAGTTCCTCTATCTCCAGTTACTTTCTTAATATCTATAATTTTCTTATCTACAGTACATGTTATTTTAGTTTTTGTAAATATACTTAGATGATAACCGTTATTAACGAATTTATAAAGTATCCCTATGAAGATTAGGAATAGAGAGCAATATATAATAGATTTCAATAAATTATTTTCATTACTCATTATTATACCTCCTTAATCTTCTTTTCTTTTATACATGTCTATATACTCTTCTGCTGATAATTCAGCATTAGTTTTTTCTATTATAGTTTTTATTAAAACTTTAGATTCTGGTATATTTAAAAATTCCTTAACATGAGCTGGACTAGCTACTCCCATTATTTGTAAGTTATCTAGTTTTCTAACCAAACCTCTATTGTAGAATAATGTCTTTATATCATTATCAGAAAGATAATCTACAAGATTTAAAGAAGTTAATCTTATTCCAAGAGGTTTAAAGACAACATTTGTTAGATCACACCCTAAAAAGAATGTAGTTAATATCTTTATTATACTAGTATTCAATTAAATCATCCCCCTCTATATTAAATAGTATTTTTAAATTCCTCATGAAATCAGTGTATTCTTTGGTTATTTCAAAATATTTAGGGGAATATCTTAAGAAATCTTTCAAGCATTCTATTACATCGTCTTCCGGGTATTTAGAACTAAATTCCAGTTTATCCAATATATTATGGTGACGAAGATATATAATAAACAATCTAATCCTTCCCACTTCTGTTACTTCTACAGGTTTGTATCCACGTATACTATCACCATATACCTTTTCTATTTTATCCGTTATATCTTTAATGAATAACTTCGACTTGTCATTATTTAGAAGTTTTCTTATAGTTTCCCATTTCTTTTTTACATTTGACTCATACTCATCTATATCTATATGAAGATAATTTTTAAAGATGTTCTTCACTTTGAAATAATCGTATCTATTATCATGTAGAGCTATTTTCATAAAGTCTTCTATAGATTCTTCTATAGATTTTACAGCTTTTCTGTTTATCACTTTGATATCTTTAATAATTGCAGACGGTATTACTTCATCTATCATTATGATTTGTTGTACGTAACTTTTTTCATCAGGATATTTCTTTATTTTCTCTATATAAAAGTTTCTCAAAGGTTCCACTAGACATTCATATATTGCCTTAGTTACTATTGGGTGTTCGAAATACACTGGATTTGTTTTTTCCTTATTATCTTCTTCTTTCGGTGTATCATCAGGTTTAATATAGCTATATAAAATATCTCTCAAATGAGGATCGTGTAATGTTTTAGCTTCTAAAAATACCTTATCTTTATTATCATCTTTAATATTTATTATTATTTCCATTAGTTTATCTCCTTCTTATTTATTTTCGTTATATAAAGATTTCATTATTCTATTGATTAATCTTTCCTCTATTTTCTTAGCAGTTTGTTCTGCTAACTTATCTATGAGTTCATCAGATAATGTACCCATAATATTATTATGTATAGCAGCCTCCCCAAATATTTCTTCTGGACTTTTTACACCCATATTTTCTTGAAGAGCCGAATACTCTCTATCTCTAGCTTCAGGATCAGTTTCTACAAATTGTTCCCATCCACCATTTTCTGAAATACTATTCTCTGTAGTCTCTTCTTTAACTAGGTTATTAAATATCATTAATCTAGCACTGTCTCTTCTATCTTGAGAGAGAGTTCTAGTACTAACTAACATTCCTTTTCTGTCATCCATATTTTGAGGATTTATAAAGTCAAATCCAGAGAAGATATTAATAATATGATTATCAACTAAAGAATCACAATAAGCTTTAATTAATATATCTATACCGCCTATACCACTATTCTTTAAAGCATTCGTATCATAGTTTTTCTCTACAAATGATTTAAACGTACTGAAGATCACCTTAGTATAATTATCATAATTGAATTCTAAACCTGATGCATCCATTATATTAAGAACACTATCGTTGTAGTCATCTATTTCTATTACCTCATCTCCTGTAGATCTATAATCTAAGTATAAGGATAAGAATGTATCTAATAGTATATCTTCTCCATTATCCCGACTATTGTATCCTACAAACCAGTATCTGTTTTTCTCATTCGTTATCTCTATTATATTTTCTTTATTACAATAAAATAAAGTATCTATAAAAGATTGAAGTGTATCCGGGACATCTATATTTAGTAAAGATTTATTTAAATACTCTATCGGATATTTAAAATCTTCCTTTACTAAAAATAATGTCGTTTTGTTATTTAACATATAGTACCTCCTAAAAAATAATTTATATTATCGAAGTTTAGTTAATATAGATAATTCCACTCCCATATGGGAGTGGAACATTTTATAAGTTATTTTTAACGAACTCCCAATGAATCTTATATCTAAAAGCTTTAGTTAAATTATCATACTCAATAGGTATTGTTAATTTTTCTACTATAGTCTTATTATTTATTTTACTAGTATCAACCTTTATCAGCTGTTTGTCAGACTTCAAATTATTAATATTAACAAATTGAATTAGATTTATATCTTGAGGATATAGGCTATACAAGAAATCATAAAGTTTAGATATATGGAAATCTTCTCCATCTAGCATCTTTATACTTTCTATATATCTAGCAGTAGCGAGAGATAATTCATTCTCAGTAAGTGTACTTCCTAAATTTAATTCTATTAAGAATGACATGTTTAACTGTATACTACTGAGAGGTACAACTTCTTTAATACCAACTTTATATAATTCACTTAATCCATATGTATTAACATATTTAAGAGAATAACTAAATTCTCCTTGGAAGGAAGCTAAATAATCTGCTAAGAAATCTTTCTCTATTATACTCTTTCTAAATATTCCTTTATGGTTTTTATAGAAATCATGTCCTACAAGTGGTACGAAGAATATACGTATACTATCGTTATCTAACACTGTATGTTGTATTTTGTAGTTAACACTCTCATTTTTTAATAAATCAAATTTAAATTTGAAAGTATTAACTTTTCCTCTATCTATGTCTAATACCTCACTACTTGGACTTTTTCTAGTAGGAGTTAATATTTCTATCTTTCCTTCTAAATCAGATATAGGAACCCATATATACTCTCCTGGATGACCTGGTTTGTTAACTCTGATCTTATCGTCCTTTACTAACATATTTTCTTTTCCTGAGTCTATTAATTTAATCCTGTATGTAAAGTAATCATCTTGATTATCCTCGTCTAGTGTGTATCTAAATAATTCAGCTTCCTGTTTAAATACTTCTCCGCCATTTTCATCAGTAAATGTTACAATAGCATTTAAGAAACCAGTACTAGCTATTTCTAATGTATCTTCGTTAACTATTCTAAAGAACTTTTCTCTAGGTATTATACCAGCAATATTAGTTCTTAAATGGAATTCTAACAGTAGCTCGTCTTCTCTATCTTCCTTTATAAACTGTATCCAGTTACAGATATATGTATAAGGTAATTGAGTATTATTAACTTCGGTTTCTGTAAAATATTTTCCATTAATATATTCACTGTACAATCTGACTATATTCCTCTCTCTATTATACGTAACTATAAAAGGAATATTATATTTTAGGTCATTCTCTCCTAATTTTTCTAATTCTTCTAAAGTTAATAATTCTCCTTTACTAACAGCTTTACTAGTAGCATGTTCAGTAGTCATTTGCCATACCATATCACCTAAATCTTTTCCATATTTATTATTTCTATAATTCCAATCAATATGGAGTGTATTAGTTGGTATACTAAATGTTAACCCATTATTAACAAAGGTCAAGTTAGTAAATATATTGAATACTTTTATTATATCATTTCTATTTTTTATGACATAATATTCATTAGGAAGATTTAATACATTCAATAATAACAACAGATCATTTTCAGTTAATATACTATCTCTAGTACCTCTTTTAGCTATAATTCTTTTTCTAAGCATTTCTTTACTATCTGAAAATGATTTTCCTCCAAAGGAACCTTTACTAAGAAGATCTATTTGAGGTCTTAAAACTGAGTCTTCTTTAGAATGGAATCTTATGTGTTCCCCTCCTAAAGCTGTAAAGACAAAGTTAGCTTCATCTCCACTTGTTGTGTATACTATAGTCTGTAATTTATCCGAAACAGAAGGTCTAAAACCACCTTCTTGTGATTTATGAATAAGTGTGAACCTGTTGAAAGTTTCATATTTTAAAAATATACTATCTTCACTCGTTCTACTATTCTCAAAAGAGAACTTCTTTTTCAATTCTACTGGACCAGTAGCAGAATCTAATCCTAAAGGAATTCTAAATATTTGTATTCCAGCTATCTGGTCAAAAGATCTCTTAGTACTTATAGGAAACATAGCGTGGTCTCTATCTCCGAATTCTCTAGTAACTATTTCTCTAGCATATTGACTTAAATTAAGGTATAGTTGATATACCCAGCCTCCTGTAGCAGAAACAGCTCTTACAATTTTTATATTGTAATTACTAAGTTCAGATATAGGATTCTTAATATTTCCTACTAAATATCTTGCTGTAATATATTTTTCATTATTAACACCATACTCTAATCTTATAAGAATATCATAGTCTAAAGAATATATGTAATTTCCTATAGATATAAATGATTCTTTTTTCATAGTGTAGGTTCTAACATTGACTCCACTAGGAGTACTGTATTTCTCAAACAGTTCCTCATCTATACTTAATACTAGAGAAATCTGGGCAGGTTTAGCAAACTCAGGGTACACTTCAACCTCACTAGCATGTTTATAAAGAGAATCGGTGTCCTGTGCTGTAACAACGAAGGATTCTCTTTTAGCACGTCTAGCAATATAAGCTGTATTTTCATTCATATCATTTAATACATGAGCATTAAACCCTATTGTCGATATAGCAGCTATATCTTTATCGAACATACCATAATTCTCTAGTATAGCTAATAACCATTTTAAGTTATCAGAGTCTGTTCTAAAATTTGTATCTATACTTCTAGACATTTTATTCTCCTATTTATTTAAATAATTTTATAGCATTTTGTAATAGATCTATAGCTCTATTAGCATTATCTTTTCCTATGTTACCACCATATCTCTGGTTTCCTAAATCCCATTTTCCAAATCCTCTATAACCTACATTATTCCAATCCTCGTTTACACCGTATTGATATTCCGGATTAAATCTATTTAAGTTATCTACTTTAGGACCATTTCCTTCATCCACATCATGTTTATAGAATCTATCTTCGGCACCGTATGCTGATTTAATAGTAGGAGTAGATTTATTATTCATACTTCCTAAATGTGGTTTATTTTTGTTTTCTATAGTTTTCTTCTCTTTGACGGTCCGACTAAATGGTAGAGGATTTTTGTAAAATTCATTATATCTTTTTCCTCTACTATTATAGAATTTTCTAGAAGCGAATACTAAAGTATAATGTAATACTCCTGCACTATTTACGTTAAACGATATCCCAGCCATCTCTGGGTATTTATCATATAAATCAAAATGATACGGATATATTTCAGGGATTAGAAAAGATCCTGTAGGAATAATACCATTATGTATATAATAACCATTTTTCTTTTTATACATATATTGGTTGGCTACTTCTCCATCACCGAATTTTATTTTCTCACTAAAACCTGTTATATGATTGAAACTTTCCATAGAAGTATGGCTATTAGGTTTTTCTAAGTAAGCGAAATAAAATGGATAAGTGAAAGGTCCAAGAAACTTGTCAGCTTCTAATGCCAATGGAGAAAACTGAGCTAATTGCATATTGAGTCCTTTTGGAAAGACCCCTATTATATGTAAATTAGTCATTATATTATAAGATTCATCTACAGTAAATATAAATAAAGAAACAGCATAATCTAATTTATTATCAGCTATATAAGCCATCTTAGGATCTACTCTTCCTTTACTTACTGCCTCTATATACATACACCATATTTCTATTATAGTTTGTATATGTCTATCTCTAGTATCGATGAAACCTATATTAAACTCTTCTCCTCCTGTACTTTCGTGGAAATCTCCACCGTACTTCATAGACTGTCCTTTACTATTAGACGGTCCTTCCTTCAATGAAAGATGAATTTCAGGTACGTCTATACTATTACAATAAGAAGACATCATATTTAATAAACCTTGTCCACCTATTGCTCCCTCAGGAGATAGACTACTTTGTAAGGACGCTGCTGCTATAGGATTAGCTTTTATTTTCGCATATAAGTCAGGACAATTAGCTTTTATTGTTGGATTTACTTCTCCTCTATTATCTACGAAAAGATTTAAATCAGGTCTAGTAAAGAATGCATACATTTTTCCATAGTTGACCGCATCAATATAATTCATAACTCTATTAACATTTATTCTGTTAAAATTTATTAATGTACTTTGATATCTATCATGTGTTATACCTTCTAAATGTAGCATATCTTCTAATTCTACACCTCTGAACACATTAGCCATTATAATACCTCCTATACGTAGAATAATTCGTAAAGATATGTTAAGTTCGTATTTCCTAAAGGTACATCAGCTATATTAGCTTTATTAGTTGCAATGACATCTCTGAAAGTTTCTATCTTTTGTCCTTTAATAGTAACTTCAGCTGGTCTTCCTGCAAATAAAATAATACTATTCATTAAAGCTCCTACTTGTGTATTATATTTGTATCCGAACCATCTTATTAATTCATCTCTAGTAACATTAACATTGAATGATACTCTCGATGATACATCTAGTTTACCATTGTAGTTATCATGTGGGTTATTAGGTAATTTAGTTCCATCAGTAGTTATATTTTCTATAGAGAATGGTGTCTTCTTTATAAAGTATAAAACATAACCATTTCCTGTATCAACATGTCTCATCGCATATTGTTTATGCATTTCTATAGGGTTGTCATCAGCTATAGGAACCGTTTGGAATGCCACTAATTTATTAAAATCATATCCTTTTTGATATTTTAAAACAGGTGCTTCGTCTAAACCGATTACTCCATCATTTCCTATACCATAACCAAATATAACACGCTTATCTGATAAGTAATTTACCGTACCTTCGAAATTAGCTCCAGGTTCACTATCTAGATTTCTTATTTCAGTGAATTCGGACGGTACCATATTATAATAAATATTATTAATAATATTTTGAGACCCTCCAAGTAAAAGAGCGTTACCACCAATAGGTTTGAATAATTCCCTCCCATTTTTATCAACTATCTTTTGACTAATAGCTGTAAGAAATTTATTACCTTCTTTTTTCTGTTTTTTTAACATTTGTTCCTTTTTCCATTTATAGTACTTTTCACTCGTTCTTATAGTATCTCTTACTTTTCCTATTATATTCATTTATTTCCTCCTTATAATAATTTCATAATACTTTCTCCAACGGTATGTGTTCCTCCAAATTCATTTATTCTAGTTATGGTTTCATTTTGTATAATATCTTCCTTATAGGAAAACAATCCATCGGAAATTAAAGTTACTAGTTCTTTATTGTATTTATTCATTATAGACGATAGTAATACTATTTCCCATCCTTCTAATTCTAAGAATAGAGTTATTCTTTCTGTTAACTGTAACTGATCATCTAAATCATCAACGACATATGTGAATCCTCTACTTATTAAATCTTGAGTGTACGATTTAAAGAAGTTTATTATTTCCTCTAAATAACCTACTAAATCTATATCAGAATAAACATTCTGCATGTTATTAAATATATTAGCTATATTCTTATGCTTATTATTGTTTATGTACTGTCTCATCTGATTTATCATTTCAGTAATCTCATGATTAAAAGCTTGTATTCTTTCTGGAGACCCTTCTAATTCTATTAATCTAAGTCTATACTTATTTCCATCTCTACTATAGTTAAAAAGAAAATCTTCTAGATTCGTATGAGAACCATACAACTCAGGAATTTTCTCTCCATAAGAAATAGCTCTAATAGCTGTAGTTATAGCATCATAGTCATCTTTATATCTAACTTTCTTTCTTAAATCATATAATCTTTGTACAACATTGTAGTTTGTCTCAAATATATCTAAAGCCTTTTTAAAGTCTACGTTCTGTCCTTCTAGTATATCAACTAATTCATCTATATTTTGTCTGAGAGTAGGATCATTGTGCCATTTAAAATGTTCCTTAAAGTGTCTCTTTATCTTTGTGTAATCTACTTTATTTTTAATAGCATACAAGAATAATACAGAATTCATATTGTCAGGTATATCTGGTTGTATTTGATACTTTCTAAATACTAACACTTGTAGATAAGTTATTAATTCTAGAAGGTTAGCATTCTTTTCTACAGTATCCAAATAAAATTTTATCTTTCCAAATTGTTTCTCATGCTCTATAACGTATCTGTAGAAATGAGCACACTCTAAAGAAAATGTTACTATGTTAACTTTATTTTCTAAGGTTAGATATTTACTCTCTACAAACGAGAAATCTTCGTCTAGAAGTTCCTTCTCTAAGTTATCGTCCTCAAATCCCCAAAGAGGATCTTGTTCAACAACTTTCTTAAAAGGTATTAGATTCTCTTCTTTGTTACTATATTTAAAAACATCATCTTCTAATAACGGAGCTCTAACGAAGAATAAATCATACTTGTCTTCATTCTTAGCATTCTCAGCGATAGTTTGTGCTCCATTATATTTTAATTTCTTTACTAAAAAGTATTTGAAAATAGATATCGAATCGAATATTTTACTTATTCTGTCTAATCCATATTTAGTTCCTTTAGTTTCTAGAAGTATGTTTATTTTAGATGCTAATTTCATTAGATAACTTCTATTAAATTTAAATCTAGGAAGACCAAAAGATTCGAATAACGTGTATAAATCTCTTTCATCTATATCTAGTGAAAAAATACTATCAGCATTAACAGCTGCTAAAGCGGTCATTACTAAATGAAGACAGACGATTGGTTCATAAAACTGATACTGATAAACATCGTATTCTTTATAATAGTTTACCATATAGTTATTTCTTATATCTCTATAGAGATCTACAAACTGTTCCATCTGTGGAATGTTGTAATCTATGTAAACTACATCGAAATTTTTTGCTGTTCTAAGTTTCATTATATCTATATTTAATCCTAGGTATTTTATCCATTCATATTTATGGTTATCGTATAACACATCTAAGATACCTAAGTTTCTCAAGATATTTTGTTCACTCCTAGGAAGTTTATGTATAGGAATCTTACTATCTATACCATCTACCTTTGGAGAATATATAAGTTGTGAATTCTCTATTTTAGGAGTACCATTATTCCAAGTTATATTAGGTAATCCCATTAGTGTTCTGTAATAATTGTTAAGCTCTACATATCCAGAAAGAGTTTCTCTTCTCTTTAAAGTAAGTAAGTTTTCTACTTGTTCATTAGTTAAATAATATTTTATACTACTAGGATTTCTTAACATGTACCTGATAGATTCTACATCTTCTGTATATTTCTTTAAATCATTTGCTGTAAACTTATAAGACGATAACGTATCTGTCTTGTTATAAGCATTTTTATATTCATCAAATAATTCATAAGGATTAACACCGACTTGAGAATATACTCTATCATCTTCTCTTTCTGCTAGTATTCCTCTTTTTATTATTACTCCCTTGACTATATCTTTTAATTCCAAGAAATTCACTCTCCTTTCTTATACTTAAATAACAGAGGTGTTTCCCTAAAAGCCAATTCAGGAAACAATTTTCTATAAAAAATAGAAAACAATTAGGAGGAATTAATTATGTTAAACACAATTATTTTAGTATTATTTTTATTACCAGCTTATTTTTTAGGATTATTACATTTACATTTTTATGTTATGAAAAGATTCTATAAAGAGGAAAAACCTGAGATAAACATTAATGAATTGAGAAATGAATTGAGGCAAGAGATATTAAATGATTTACAAGTACAGGCTACACATTTAGAAATGGAAAGAAAAATTAACAGAGATAAAATAGATCGTGCACAACTAAGACTAAACTTAGATGTCGAAAAAATAGAATTTAGAGTCAGACATTTAGCTCAACAAGTTATGGATAAATATGTATTAGGGAAATACTTGGTTCCAAATCAAGATAATTCTTTTGATATTGTTATAGAAGATATTAATAGAAAAACTAGACAAGAAGACATGAAGATAATATTTGAGAATCTTAGAGCTATAATTAATAAAGAAACTTTGTATGAAGATCTAGGACTATTGTATGATTTAGAGTCAGTTAAATTAAATGAATTTATAATAGCTGAATATATAGCACCTGTCTATAATAAGATATTAGATGATTTAATAGAAGGCTATAGAACTAAAATAGAAGCACAAAATGCTTTAGATGAACAAATAAAATCCCAAGTGCAAGGATATGAGAAAAATTTACCGTCTAAAGCAGAAATAGAACTTACAGAGGAAATAGACAAAGTCCACAAAGAAAAATTAGGAAATAAAGTTAATCCTAGAAGTAGTAAAGATTCTTGGGAAAGATTTTTAAAAGAATTAGAAGCACAAGGAAAATCATTAAATAAGTATGGAATGATAATATAATAGAAAGGAGAATGTTATATGGAATTAAGAACTCTTAATTTTAATAAATATAACAGAAAGTACCAGATTAAAGAAGTTACTAATTTTAACATCGAAGGTCTTGGTACTTTATTTGATCCTTCTATATTCGGTTACGGAGACGTAAGAAGAGAAAGATGCGGATATATCTCTTTAGGAGGACCTTACATAGATCCTGCTACATTTGATATATCTCGTCGTCTGTTCCGAGAATTAGCCGGTATAGTAGATGGATCCCGTTATTATAAAATAGCTAAAGACGGAAGTTTAGAACCATCTTCCGAAGCAGAAGGAGGTAATACTGGATTAAAATGGTTCTATGATAATTTTGATAGAATAAAATTTACTAAATTAGAAAATAGTGAAAATAATAAATTACAAACACGTAAGATGAAAGAAGCATATACTTCCCTGAAGAGGGAAGAGTTTTTTATTAAAAATCTTATAGTTATACCATTACATTATCGTGATGTAGACACTACATCTAATTCTATAAAGTTAGATGAACTTAATCAATTTTATATAGATCTTATAAAAGCTACATCTTTTAAGAAGAGAATGGTTTCTTCAACATTAAATGATTCTTTTATAGACACAAAGATCCAAGGTCTATTAATGAATATATACGATTATCTTTCTAATATGACATTTGGGAAAGAAGGAGCACAAAGACAACTAGCAATGGGACGTTCTATAGATAATGCAGCTAGAGTAATAATAACAGCTCCAGAAATAAAAAGAAGTGATACTATAGGAGATACAAGATATAATCTAGATAAATCCATTGTACCTTTACATCATATATTAGACATGCATCCTATCCATACAGTTAGTGCTACACATCAAGTGTTACAATCTTTCAGGGAAAAAGGATTAATGGGAAATATAGATGTAGATGAATTTGAAGCTTTCTATACAGATGAATGGATAGAAAATCAAGTAGAAACTTATTCTAATACATTCGCTCATAGATTAGATGCTGTTCCTACTCCTGATGGAGGTACTATTAATCTTAGGTTTGATTTCATAGATGACGAAACAGAGGAGGAGTCTTCGTCTATTAGACCATTAACAGTTATAGAGTTATTCTATATAGCAGTAGAGATGTTTAGACATAATTCTCGTATAATCACTACTAGATATCCTGTTATAGGAAAGGACTCATTGTTATATACTAAGATAGAAGTAGGAACATTTATAAAAGATGTAGGAAATATGAAAATTTATATTCCTAATAATGATCAATTAATATATGATTTAAAATATTACCCTAATCCTGGGTTAAAAATAAAGGATGAAATAGACTCATCTTTATTTGATGAGACCGTCAGATTCTCGAATATGATGCTCGAGGGGCTAGACGGAGATTATGATGAACGATAAATTACCTTAAAAATACACTTGTGCAGAATATTTTCATTCTAACAATAACGATTAGCGGGGATTATGAAAATATTCTAATAACAAAAACACTGTCATAGTAAAAGTACGAGAATTGCTGGAAAGACGAAAAGATAACACTACAGCATGACTGGAAACGGTGAGTGCGAATGTTTGAGAAGTTATCTGCAGAGCTGTCGTGAGACATACTTGTCCAATCAGCCGCCGAGCTCCTGAAGATACATTAGTATGGAGAAGGTTCATCGACTAGGGTGTAAACCTCAATAAGTTTACATAGTACAGCTATACTTAAAGTACAGTATAGTCCACTAAAATCCATGTGGCACCTTATAGAGGAAGGTGTGGAAGCACGTACCAGATACTCTGAAATATGAGTTGGAAGATATAGTCAGTATATATTGGGTGATAAGATATCCTCTGAAGCAGTATACAGTAAAGAAGCTGTAGAAGAAATAGACGAATATAATAATAAACCTGTGTCATTGATGTATTTAGATGGAACTACAACTCGTAGTATTCATAATGAAGGTGCACAAGGTATATTTAATTTAACAAAATTAGATAGTAAAAATGCTAAACCATTGAATGATAAAATAAATAATGAAATAAAGGAATTCTTTGTTAAAGATAGCTATAAACTAGGAGAGATACTAGATTTACTTAGTAAATATGGAAGTTCTCAATTAGTAAACTGGAAAGGTGTCAATAGAACATCTTTAGGAAGAGTAGTATTTAACGAAGTAGTATTTAATCATATAAAAGATCATAAGTTCATTAATATAAATGTAACAAAGGGTACTATTAAGAAGATATTTAACATGTATGGTGATAGATTACTGAAAAAAGAAATATCTATAGATGATTATAAAGGAATACTTAATAAAACAGATAACTTAGGATTTGGAGTATGTACATTAACTGCTAGTAGTTTAACATATGATTTACTAGTTAAGAATGATGAAGTATTCAACAAGAAGAGATCAGAAGTTAAAGCTAAATATCAAGATAGAATAAATGCTGGAGATATAACAGCTATGGGAGCATTTGAGGATGAAATGATATCATTCTCTAAAGAATATTATAAAGATGATGCTATGGCTGATATGTTTGAAAGTGGGGCTAAAACTGGGTGGAATAACCAGTATAAGAATTTAAAAGTTTCAGTAGGAGCGGCTCCTTCACCTACAGGAAAGACTGAATTAATTCAAAGTTCTCTTAAAGATGGATTACAAACTTATGAAGTTTTAGCTAATACTAATATGCAAATATTTGGAGCAGGAGGAAGAGCTTTACAAACACAACAGGGAGGATACACAGTTAAGAAATTCCAAGCTGCTTTACAAAGTACAATAGCTCGTACAGGAGATTGTGGAAGTACAGTTTATCTTGAGACAATAGATTATAATGAAAAAGATATACTAGGTAGATGGGTTAAAGACGGAAATAAAGAAGTATTAGTTACTACGGAAAATGTAAAGAAATATTTAGGAATACCTATAAAGAAAAGAACACCTGCAGGATGTAAGAGTAAAAATGGTATTTGTAGAAAATGCTGTGGAGAAATGATGTTTGAACTTATGGATAGTGATACTGTAAATGTAGGATTCTTCGTTAGTATAATAGGTTCTAATCTTTTAGGTATGACAATGAAATCTACTCACAATATGACACAAAGAGTAGTTAAGATAGAAAACATGAATGATTTTATATATAATGATAATGTGTAACAAAAAAAAGATGTCCTCCCAAATGGGAGGACTTTATTATTTATTTCTAGATTTAAACAGTTTCTTCTCGAACCTATTTAATTCTTCATCTTCTCTTACAATTTTTTCTTTTAGAATATCTAGTTTATATGAGATACTATCATTTTCTCTAGAGAGTTCTTCTATATCTATTCTATTGTACTCTATCATTTCCTTTTCTTTTAATTTTATTTCCTCTATCCTAAGAATGTTAGCGGATAGCTGTTTTTGTAATACTATATACTCAGATTGTGTTTTTAATTTTGTTCTTTTCTTTTTATTTAGCGATATAAAGTTTAATAACATTTGGAAGAAACTCTTCGGTTTCTTCGTATTATCAACTAGTATATCATCTTTATTTATATTTTTATTCCCAACCTCATAAAATTGAGGTAGATCTATTTTCTTTAATTCCAATGTTTTTTCATTATTATTTTTAGCCATGGTTATTCTCCTCCTAATTTATTATTTTTATAGACTATTTTTATTTAATTTTAGATTCTCTGTATAATGTCCCAAAAGTATTAAATTTACTATAGAATGTCTTTAGAGACATGTTAGTAAATACGTCATGTTTCTTCTCATTATATGTGGAATTCCAAATATCATCATTCAAGAATCCAGATATCAGTTCTTTTTTAATCATATCTTTGTTAACAATGTTATTACTCAATTTTATATATGATTTAGCTGACTCCAGTATAGAATCGGATAGATAACAATATAGATCATCGTCTATTATATCTTCCACTATATAATGTATATTGTCAAAGAAAGATATTCCATGATCATGATAATACTCTACTGAGCTAATGTCTATGGATTCTTTAATATTTATAAAAGGATATGTATTTTTAAATTTTCCTTTTATACTTTCTACATTATATCTAGATACTGATATCTCCAGTATATGTTTACCGTATTCTTCTGCTTTAGGAATTATACATATATCTGTAACTTCTATAAACATAACACCTTTCTCGATAGATGTTATCTTTATTATATGATTCTCTTCTTGATCCAAGTTGTCTGGTGTGTTTTCTTTCTTTACCTTTTCAATATAATTTGAGAATAATTCTTTTGTAATTTCTTCCATTATTAATCCTCCATTCTATATTTTAAAATTAATTCGTCTAATGTTTTTATTTTAGATCTAATTCTCTCTGAAGCTTCTTTCATTCCAGCTCCTAGATGACTTAGATCATTTAAATACATTAATTTTCTTTGTGATAAATACTCTATCATAACTTCCTTTATAGCCATTTTCTTATAGTATTTTGTGGCTACCCCAGGGGAGTTATATTTATCATTCATTAGTTTCAATACTGATATTATGTAACTATTTTCTTTCTGTTTACATAGATAAAGTTCATTTTCAGAAACTCTATCTAGTTTATTCATTTCTTCTTCTAAGTTTTCTGATCTTTTTAATAATTCCATAATATAGTATTGATCCGAGAATATCGGATCTATTTTACATAGAATTTTCAACATTAGTTTTTTCACTAATATTTACCTCCTTAACTCTTTCTGTACTATCATATAAAGAATATTGTGCTTGATTAATACCTGAAGGATTCCAGTATTGTACACCCATAACAATATAGGTCCCTTCTTTAGCTATTTTATCTATATATTTATCCCAAGTATGTGACAATTTGAAACCATCAATGATTTTATTCTTATGTATACGAGTATAATCATCTACATTTTCGTTCATACAATTATAACCATCTATTAAAGAATCCGTAATATATTTGTATATATTATCATCGGAGACGTACAAACTGTTTGTCGTCATTAAAAAACAGATATGTTTCTTTTTTTAACTCTTCCTTTAATTCCCTTATAGAATCATAGAAAATTTTTTCTTTATTATTGTTAGCTACATCATAAATATTTTTAAAATCATTCATAGCTGTATTAACCCTTTCTAAAAAACTACTCATATTAGGAAAAAATTCTCTTCCTAATATTCTATTTACTTCCAAAGGATTGTCCATATTAGTTAAACTTAGATATCCCAAAACTTTGTGTATCTTTCTAATGTTTTCAAAAACATCTTCTTTTTTATTTGTACTCATACTTATCATCTCCTATTTAGTTTTTTTTTTATTTATCTTCAGCTTTTTCTGGGAAAGTTTCTACTCTTAGTTTCTTATCCCACCATTCTTCGAATTCATATGCATTCTCATACATACTACTCCATTCATTCCACTTTATTGTGAATTTATTTCTCTCGCCTTCAGGGATAGACATATTTTGTGATAGAGAGTAATAATGATCGGTTATCATGTTTATAAGCGGTTTCATTACTGAATGGAACCCGACTAGATCATCCACTGTTCTTAATCTCTTCCCTCCTAGTCTTGAGAATTTTTCTAGTAACCTCACCCTTTGTATCATTATTCTTCTGACTACAGCTGAGTATTTAGATAGTATTTGGTATATACCTTCTACTCCCATTTTGTACATCGTTTGTTTACGACCATTAGAATCGAAATACTCTACTTCTTCAAAAAGTTCCTTTCCTTCACTATCAAATATTCCGTCAGTAAGGTACATTAATTTTTCTATTTCATCCTTTATATCTCTCATTACATGCTTATGATTTTTTTCAGTTATATCAGCTATCTGTAAAGATGTTAATGTGATAATATTTCCTGTTAATAAATCGTTCAATGTATCTACATACATTTTAATTTCATCTGGTTTTCTCATTATAATTTCCTCCTATAATCTACTCAGCCCAAATTTGAGCCGAGTTAATCTTCTTTACTCGGTTTGTCTACTCAAACCAAACTTGGTGTGAGCTAATATTTTATGTAACAATGTATCTACTCAACTCATTTTTGATGTGAGTTAATCTTTTTTATTAATGCATATTTGATCAGCCCAAATTTGGGCTGATCAAATCTATATATTTAATTTATTTTAGTTTATTATATAGATCTAACACATTAATTGTATATCCACTATGATATCTCATAAATAACATTTTTAATCCTTCTGGGTAGATAATGTAATTATTATATGTTCTTCCATTATCTCTATAAGTGGATAATTCAAAGACATTTTTTACTTGATCATCTTCTATTCCTAATCTCTTTATCTCCTCCCTTATGTCTCGCATCATGTTGTTATGACGTCTTCCTATTTCTTTTCCCATTTCATCACTAGTTATAAATGGTCTTCCTTTAAGAAATAACTTTACTATCTGTTCAAACATTTAATCACCTCCTACTATATAATGATTAGTTATAAAAATATTTAAAAATGAAATTTTACTTATCCCTGTTTCTTTTAACTTTTTGTCTTGCTTCCGCTTCTAATTCCTCCAAATTACTTTTCGTAGTTTGTAATAAACTCTTTTTAAGACATTTAGAGAAGTTCTCTAACAATTCAGGAAGTTCATCTTCAGACCAATATGGTATTTCTTCTATGGATGAATCATATTGAAGACTACCGTATTTTTCTTTAAGACTATCCATTATACTATGAAAGCTAGGGAACTTAATAACCATATTTTTGAAATTCACATATGAATCTATTTGAGATAAATTAAGATCTTCCAATACTTTTGTTTCTAGATTAACAGTACCGAAATGATCTATTAAATTGTAATGTAAAGATTGAAAAAATATAACTGGATACTCCACATCTGGATCTCTAGTATCCTTTATTTTGTAGATGAATCCCACTTTTCCTAAATCATGAAATTTAATCATATTCTCCATTTTTATCATCTCCTTATTATATTATTAAATTGATATATTACTTACGATTACGTTCTGAACGAACAGTTAAAGCTAACGACAAATCATTATGAGCCTCAGTCCACTCAGGGTCTCCATCCCATAGACCACCAGCCCATTGTCTAATCATATCAATAGTTGTATCTAGTGCTTCATCAGTCATTGAAGTTAATGTTTCTCTGTTAATGACAAGTCCATGTCCCCAAACACGTGTTACGTCTTCAGTAGTTATTGTTCTATTATTCATATTATCCTCCTGTAATATAGTCCTCATTGGTTTATAGGGTAATGTCCCAACTATATCTTAATCATACTAATAATATGTATACAAATATATTTAAAATACGATAATTAAAACCTCCCTTTCGGGAGGCTTAACATGGCTACATACAAAACAAACTTATTGTCGGTATTTCTTAGAAAGGTATACCGAAACCTTTCCGAGTAGTTTCCTATCGGATATAGAATAATTTTCTCTCATAGTATCTCTACTATATTACAATTGTTCTAAAATAAACTTATTTAATTTCACACTATCTGTTATAACTTCCGTATTAGGAAGAGCATCTATATCTACATATACTGGATTTAAATCTACAGCATCTTTTCTATATACTACTATAGGATGCCCAGAACCTATGAAACCACGAATTAAATTAAAGAAACTTCTCACCATATTTCTCTGTTCTAATTCGTCTAAATCCATCATATTAATTAATGCCTCATCAAAATAATGCAATATAATTAATATCTTATCACCATTATAAATAAGATTTTCCATAACGTTAGTCATAGTCATCATTAGATAAGGGTTATTAATAGCTCTATTATAAAAGTTAATTTCTATAACTTCTGTATTAATATTTTGTATATCTAATATAGTATTTATTTTGTTATTACCACTACTATTTATTAATATCATATAATATCTCCTTTATTTAATATAATTCTCTATATCGTTACTCGTTACATCTTCTCTATCTTTAAACCCATGTTTTAAAGTTGATGTAAGATTTTCAATTAATGTTTCTTTAAATTTATCCCATGCTTCAGTTCCTTCGTAATTTTGGTTCATTTCCTTCTCGGTATAATTCATAGAAACATATTGAGAATTCTTTTGTGGAGATATAAATTTAAAAGTTATTGTTCCTACTCCATCTTTATAATCGAAGACTACTTCACTGTCATAGTCTTTATTTAGTTTCTTTCTATATGTGAGACCTCCACTCTTGTGTCTTACTACATCTTTAATTTTCTCAAATAATTTAGTCATGTTTATACACCTCTCAAATAATGTTATTTTCCATCAACTTTAAATTGTTCATACATCTTATCTATTTCATCTGTATCTAAAATACCTTTGAATAACGTTTTACCTACTTTAACTTTAAATTGATCTTTATACTCATCTTTAATATCTGGGTCATTGTCTATAAATTCTGAATATATTTCTATAAGTTCTCTAATCTTAGCTATGGTTTCAGTTGTTACATTATCAGTTAATTCTCTAGGTATTTCAAATTTAATTAATACTTCTAGTTTATTATTCCCAGTCATATATCTTAATCTTTTTGTACACATTTTAGATAAAGATATTTCTAAAGACTTCTGTATACTTAATACCTTTATTAATACATGAATATTAATATTGGATATCTTTTTAGCAAAATCAACTTGTTGTGACGGATCTAGAAGATCAGCTGGATATCCTAAAGGTAGAGTAGCAGCATTTCTCAGTTGTCTCATATAATCACCATTATCACTACCTTGGTAGACAGGCATTTGTTGTATATCAACTAATTTATCCCCATTTAGATTTTTAGGAATTAATACTGACTGATAAGCTGACGCTATACTATCCGTCATAGCGTCAGGAACTCCTACATCTGTCATTCTAGGTATACTATTTCTATATGATAACATGGCTTTAGTTATTTCTGTTTTAGCAGAAAGATCTCCAGTATGTGTTACACCTACTTCGAATCTAGGTTTCTCTAAGAATGCTTTAGATAAATGTTCCATCTTCAACATCTGTATGTACATTTTAGCATACACTCTTGATTTAGCCATCAGCGGAGTTCCTAAATCACCTTTTCCTAATTTATGTAAAGTTAGATATTCTGCTGGTATAAATCTAACTGATCCTTTTAAGAAATTTTGGTCTCCCATACCATCTGATGAATTATTTCTATTAATAAGTATGTATTCTAAGTCTTCTATTAAGTTAGGATTATTTCTTACAAATTTCTTATCAACATTATTTCTCAGTATAGTTTCTACATCATTTAATATAAGATCTCTAAGTCTTCCTTTATAGTTATCTCTGTGGTCTATCAATGTGTTAGTACCTAATAGATTAGTTAATGTCTTTCCTAGATGTATTCTTTTTAAATCTGATTCATCTGTTAACACATAACATCCTAGAAGTTGCCCCTTAATAAATACTGGTACAGTCTTCGTATTATCTAACACATCATATGTACATCCTATAATGTTATCTACTATAAATTTCTTATTTCTTTTAGCTCTCAATTCTTCTAACGTACCACTAGAATATAAACTCATACCATTAGCATCATCTTCTTTAGTTCCTAATAAATCTTGTATTCCTTTTACAGACATATCAGATGTGTAAGAATCTGTAGTACCAGATGCTACAAACATACTCTCACTATTAGAAGATAGCTGTTCTAATACATAATCAACGTCTTCTCTAGTATAGGGAGTACTATGTATTATATCGAACATATCAGAAGCTCTTTCTTTAAATGCCGATATATTAGAAACACCTAACTCATTTACTTTCTTTTTCAATCTTTCTTTATTTAGTAATCGTTTTTCTTCGAAAAAAGAATTCATACTCTCAGAAAAAGATTCGTAATCAGTTATACGAGAATTGATTAAATCAACACTCTCGTTTCTACTCTTCCTTACTTCTTGATCATATAGTATATCTGTAACTATACTTGAATAGGGTATAGTGGCTACTATTTGGTAACCGTATACACCTATATCAAATACAGTATTCTTAACTTCAGCATCTATATCGAAATTATATAGTCTTTCACTATTTATGGTAGCAGAAAGATTCTGATTAGGTCTAAAGTATTTCAACAACTCTTTTCTAGTATCGTCATCTTTATTATCGTTTCCAGATATCTCTATAGTGATACCTGATTTGCTACTTATATTAGGATAGACTACATCATCTGCTAAAGCTTCTAAAGATGTAGAAAGTTCAGTCATATTATTAAGAATGTAATTAAATTCATTATTTAACTTTATTCTTCCTTCTAATACTTCTGATATCATACTTTCATCTTGTATAGATGCTATAGCTCCATAGATAGCTTCATTAACTTTATATTTACTTTTCTTGTCGTTTCCTCTGATGTTAAATAGGTTGTCTTGTACACTACGTACATTATTAACAGAGAAGTTGTCGAAGTTTATATTGTCTATAGCAGGATCTATTATCTTCTCCATGTCTCTCCCGTATCCAATTATACCCTTCGACATTTTATCTAATCTCTTTTTACTTTCGTTTATAATTTTGGTTATACTTCCAGTATCAGGATTAGTAATCTTGTCATTATTTATTTCAGCCATACATTCCTCCTATTTTCATATAATAGTAAGCTGTTTTCGTAGAAATGACTTAATTACTAAGATCTTCCATATTATATACAACTATAGATTGAGTTATATTTACAGTAACGTTATCTTGTACATATTTAGAATATAACTTAACTAGGAATTCATTATCTCCTGTACTATTAAATACTTCATAAGATATCGGTGTACAAGTAGAATTATTCCAGAATATAACTCTATTTAAAGTATGTAATTTTATATCCCCAAAGGATAATACTGTAGGTCTTATTTTAGCCTGTACTAAATTATCTAACTCTGTTTGTGATAATACACCAGATGCTATTTTATCTATTATAGGTTCTTTCTCATTTTTAGGTATCATATATCTGAGATAATCATCATTATAGTTAGTTATAGAACAATCCTTTGCTGTTATCTTTCCACATATAAATCCCTTACCTGCTATACCCATTAATCTATTAAATGTCTCTTCTCCTTCTAGAGATAATTCTACCTTTGTCGAATAATAAGATAGATTTATGAAGTTAGAATCATCAGAAATAAATATATCATTTATAGAAGGAAGACCTACACCTTGATCAGTTTCATTATATTTAGTTCTATACATTGATTTCCATAATCTTTTTAGAGCGTTCCTTTCTTTCTTATTATCGGATGGAAAGAATATAACTGGTTCATCACAGAAACTATCTATCTTTTCTAATTTTCTAAATTTCTTTCTTTCTATACCATAATACTCCTTTATCATATCTTCAGTATCTGGTAATCCAAATAAGAATTTTCCTATATTACAATAATTTCGATTTATTAAAGACATAGCTGTTAAGTGAGCTATATTTTTATCATTATTTCCTCCTATAGATGATATAACACCATACATAGTAGTCTTAGAAGAGTTATTAGCCTTGTTATTACTGGGGTACATCTCTTTAGCATCATCATCAGCACAATTTATAAATTTATTATAATGCTTAGGAGCGAAAGCATAAATAGAGTTCTTCTTTATCTTCTTAGAAATCCCATTAGGGTCACTGACGAAACCTCCTGTTACTTTGTAAGGATTTTTATCTCTATCCTTTTTATCAACATTAGCATCCTTCAACTGTTTAGCTACTCTATACAAACATTCATCTCTTTCTTTTAGTTCTTTCATTTGCTTTGCTGAGAATCCTATAAGTATTTTATTTATATTATTCCCAGGTATATGTCCGTCCATAAGTTTTAAACCATTAAATGTACCTACTACACCCTCCATAGGACGGAATACGTTAAACCACTCTGTCAAGTTATCAAATCTAGTGTATGTAGCTATAAAGACATCATTAGTTACTTTTTCTAATAATAAAAGAGAAATGTTATCCATAATATTATACATTAAGAATGTAGCGAAATCTTCATATGGAAGATCACCAATCCAGTTACAAATATGAGAATAATCTAATTTACCTACACCTAGTTCCCTCTTAGCTGTAGCGTCAAGAGACTGTCGTCCATATCTATTCTGTCTTCTTAGTTGATAGTATAAAAGATAGTAGTCTAGTATCTTAGTCATGTTTCTAGTATAGTAATCATGAAATCTTTTGATTACTTCATAAGTCTCATTTTTATAATTAAAATAATATCTAAATGGAGTTTCTCTATATTGAAATAATTTCTCCAGAGGTATATCTAATTCCTCACATCTTTTCTTCTGTTCTCCAATATCGTATTTAGTATTGTAAGCTAAAAGAAAATCAGGTACTTTCTCAGAGAAAATATGTTGATTACTCTCTATCAACATATCTTCTTCTCTCTCGTAGAATTTTATATCAAATGTAATATTATCTATAAGCTCCTGTATAAGTTTCTTTATACTTTTCTCTTTAGATTTCTTCTTCTCAGGATTTATTTCATCTATATCTATATCATCAAGATATTTTTTCAGGAAGTCTTTCATTTTATTTATAAAACCCGGTATATCTTCCATAACTTCTTTTTGTCCTTTATAATTAGGATTTATAAGACAACCTGAGAAACATGAATAATCTTGTCCATCTACATATGATATCATATTAACAGGATGTGCATGATTATCGTCTTCTACTGTCTTAGGTATCCTGATATCAGACTCTATATCGAATACACCTATATGAAATTTCTCTATAGTAGGAACTTCAGTAACTAAAACTGTTCCATCCATTTTAGCATATTTCTGTACGTAATCCCTAATAACATATTCTTCAACGCCTAGATCAGCATTAAAAAGATTTCTATTTAAATATATTTGATCTGGTGTAATTTCTTTTCTTTTAACTAATTTGGAGAAATTCTTTATACCTAATTCTTTAGCTATGTTCCATTCTCTATATTTATTTCTAACATATCTTAATTCCACTTCATCTTTATCTATATCTATGGAGTGCCATTTTTGTTTCTTTTTAGCTATATAGATTGGTATCTCTAAATTGTAAAGAGAATATATTTGTTTCTTCCCAGTGTTAGGATCTTTCATCAATAAAACTAATTCGTCATTTATTTTATCATAATTCGCATTTAGTAATATTTCTCCTTTATCCCATATTTCCTTTAATCTTTGCATCTTTTCTACCTCTTTCTAAAATAAAAAATTAATTTATAATCAGGGGTTTAAATTATTTCCGACCCCCGTTAGGAGGTCGGAATATTTATAATGCTGTAACTTTTAATTTTCTATTATGAGATATACTACCTATTAAATGTGTTAAAGCTAGTATAGCTCCTATTCTTGTAATATAAGGATATGTAAGTATAACTTCTGATTTATCTATCTTCAAAAATCCATTATACCTTGCGTAATCCTTATCATTTTGATTTAACTCTTCTAGTATCATAGACCATATAACAGAATTATCTGAATCATCTGTTATTCTGTAATGGATTATTACTCCTAGAGTATGGTCTAGATCATCTGTTAGATATTCATTTGGAGTACTAACGAAATAGGTGAAGAAATTTATTTCGTCATGTATTTTTTTATTATCTTTAATTATATCTTTTCTCTGCACTCCGATGTATATACTATTGTATGTCATCTCATTAAAAGATATAATTTTATTATTCTCCATAAGAAACTCCTTTCTAAAGATTAGAGAGAAACTTCGATGGATTCCGGTTCGATCGAGGATAATAGATTATTGAATTTTTCTAGCATATCTTTATCTTTCAATGTTTCCTCTATGAGTAATATGAATTCATCCCCTTTAGTTATATAGGGATTATCAAACAAGAAGAATTCTTCTATAAAGTCTTCTATACCTGCTTGTCTTTTTAATTCATTCTCATACATAATATTAGTCATAACAGTATATGCTAAATCTTCTCTGTCATTATCATTCAGAACAAGACAATCTGAGTATATTTTTAACATGTCCTTTAAATTAACACCAATTAAACTAACTAATAGTTTTTTATCTTTAATAGTAACTAGAGAATCAAATAAGTTAAATATATGACACATAGTTTTTATGTGGATCCATATTTTCATCATTTCATCCTCTGATTCCAACATAAAACCAGTATTTTCTTTAAGAGGGATAACATCCTTAAATAAAGAAGCGTCTTCATTGATATCTACATGGATATCATCTGGCTTAATTGTTTCTAATATAAAGAAACATCTTTTATCGTTAAAAAGATATTTAAAATCTTTCTCAAATTCTTCTCCAGATATATCTGTTTTTAGTACACTTCTTATATTGGAGTTCATAGCAAAGTCTATTTCTTTACTAGATAATGCGTTCATGGCATTTATAATTTCAGCTAATATTATATTTAATCTATTATATTTAACTAGGTTATTTACAAATATAATATCAATAGCAATAAACCCATAATTCATGTCTCTATCATTACATTTAGCTATATACCTGTTATTAGGGACAAGCATAAACGTAAATGCGGAAATATAACTCATTAATTTATTGTTATACTCTACGTCCGTATTTCTTTTAGGATCTACTGGTATTAATATTTTTATTTTGTCTATATTTCCTGTAGATTTCCTAGTTAAAAAATTACCTCGAATCTTCAATCCTGTAAGTTCCTCTAATTTCTCTTTCTCTAAATTTTTAAAAATTTCGTACATCTCTTTTCCTCCTAAAATTTTATTTATGAAATTATTTTCATATCATTTTAATGATATATAGTTACAAATTTATAAATTCAATACCATCAGTGTGTAGAGCAGAAATATTGAAGCAACAAGTATCTTGAATATTAAATGAACAATGTCTAATCTCCTTTCTAATTCTTTTTGTTCTTTCATAGTGAAAACGATATAGGTCTAACTCCATTTGGTCATTATCGTTAACTGTCATATTTTCAATAATGTAACCATCTATATGTTTAGGAATATATTTACAGACTTTATATCCATCTTGATCTATATAGAATACTAGAAACTCCTCTTCATGTTCATTCCAGGGTTTAAAATGAACTGCTTTATTTTCTAGCTGCATTCTTCTCTTCCTTTGAGATTTCTTAAGCACCAAATTTATTAACTCATACTCTTCACAATAGTGTGTATCTCTGTTAAATTTAATATAAATATATTTACCATTTTTAGATACATCATTTATTATAAAAAGACGATCTATTCTCTTAAGAACTTCTAATTGTTTTCCAGAAAGATTCTCACATATATACTTCTTATTAGTCTCCTTATAAAAATCCAAAATGATTCCCTCCTCTCCAAAATACTATAATAGAAAGTTTTCGAAAGAACATAATGAGGTGGAAACCCACCTCATTTATAATATTTTTTCTATTTGTGATTTTATATAATCTATTTTAGTTTTATCTATCTTATCACCAACATTTATAAGATCTACATTCTTTAATATATCACTAAGAATCTGAGATATTTTCTCTTCATTTCTCAATTGTTCTTTATCATTGTTAGGTGATTTATTTTCAATTATTTGAGCATTCGGATTGATCTCAGAGACCATATCTTCAGTTATTTTTCCATGATTAGGTTTTCTCTGTACATCTAAAGAAGCCTTTAGATTATCGAAAACTTTTTGTACAATTATAGACACATATTTAGTAACTGCTCCTCTAGGTATAATCTTTAATACCGGTACATATTGTATTATATATGCTATAACTTCCACCATTCTTTGATCATATTCTTTTTTATCAAAGTTATCTACCCATTTGTATAAAGAAGGTTTTAATGAATTTATTATAGAACCTTCTTCTGCTTTTGGAATACCTTTAAATGCTAATTTTCTAATTCTCTTATTTACATATTTTATATAAAGTAATAATATAAATAATATTACGGCTCCTATTATAATATAATCACCGTAAACTGTCATTATAGAATCTATCTTCTTAATCAATATAATCTTCTCCTTTCTATTTTGTTACATAAAAATTTTCATCTGATGCTAACTTATCTGCGGTAATTCTATCCACAACAAATACTAATGCTGAGAATGGACATTTCTGTGCCATTGGATGATTAGGTCTATATAACATTTCGTGAGCATAAGCGAATACCGAATAATCAAAAGAATTCAGAGATGCTGCTTTTCCAATTAAATTGAAATCTTCTTTTACGCTAAAGTAATAAAGATGTTGTCCTCTGTTTCTTCCACTTTCTACATAAGTAGAGGATGATATTTTATCAAATATAAAATCCTTATTTTTCATATCTTTATTAACAAAGATATCCTTTACAAAGAAAATAACCATAGTGTACTCATTTAAAAATCCAGCAAACTCGTGTTGTTTATTTCTGGGATATTTTGAAGCTGCAACATATTGATTCATTACCAAATTTAAATTAAAGTTATTTCTTAAATTCTGGATAGCATGAAAATAACTTCGAGTATAAGCTTCGTAAGTTTCTGAATTTTCATCTAAGGAGAGTACTTCATTTCCCCTTAATGTATCATTTTCTCTTCCACTTCCAGGATTACAATATGTCATATCGAACATAAATCTTTTTATATACTCGTTATAAGCTCCTAGAGGTTTAAATGTAAATTTAGAAGCTGTTCCACCTTCTGCTCTCTTTATGTTTATTAATTTTATATTTAGATTATCATACAATGTTCTAGTTTCAGATACTTTAGCATAAGGAAGATATCCGTGGTTTTCTATACTACTATAACTCTGTCCAGTCGGGAGATCATATTTAAAATTAAATCTAGTAAATTGAGATATCTCTCCTTTAGGAATACTATACATTGATTGTCCAATATTGTATAAATTATCACTAAAGAAGATATAAAAGGGTTCTATGTATTTATCCGGTGAACCATAATACTGATTATCTCTTTTTTCATATATAAATTCCGGATAACTCACCATATCACCTTGAGTTTTAAATAAAGCTGAAATACTTGGTGTTACTCTTCCATTTTCAAAAGAAGACGTAGTTTCTCTATCACCATTACTTCCTAATTCTTTCTTCTCTGACAGATCGTTTACGAATTTAATCATGTAACTATCGTCCATTAGGTACATATATCTTGGATTTTTAAGTTCTCCATCTCTAAAATGATAATGGATAACTCTAAAGGGAGGTCTAAATGTAAAACTTCTCTGATACTCAAAAAAATCATTAGGAGTATTGAAAGTAGGGACAGAGGGTAAATCACAGTGAAGCCATACTACAGATTCATCATATAAATAGACATTTTTCTGTACTTCCTTTTCTAGTATAACTTCGTTGCTGTATAGTAGAAAAAAAGATAATTTCACAGTACTATACTCATTTATTCTTTCAAAGGTGATATCACATTTATATTCGATTAAATTTTCAGATATAACTCTTTTAGTAAACCTATATTTCTTTTTATTCCTTATATAATTTTCGTCTTTAGAAACCTCTAATACTGGTAGTATATCATTCATAATTGAATTAGAACTAACTTTACATACAATAGATAAAATCTGAAGCTCATCCTTTGCTCTTAATCTAGGTAAAGATAAGTTGGTTATTTCTCTAGTTGCTCTCGTTTTTAATTTTTCTAAACTATCATTTTTAACTATTCCATACTGTCCAACTACTATGTCCATTTCTTCTATAAATTTAGCTATAGTTTCTAAAGATAATGAATTATAGTCTTTATACGGATTATTCTTATATCCTGATTTATTAGGATCGGGTAAACCTTCTGTTACATTCTGTTCTATTATATTTTTATAATCTAAAACTTTTTCCAATTTGGTTATTATTTCTTTTTTCTTTTCTTCCATATAACCTTCTTTCTATACCAGATTATCAAGATTTTCATCTGCTACTGTTATAACCGGAAACTTATTGAATTCCTCATTATCAAATGTTATAGGTCTATTGGAATACATTTCGTTTAGTTGGAAAAAGGATCTAACCCCAATAGTTGATGTAATATTTGCTGTTGGTAATTCCAGTGTAATCTTTATAGTTTCTTTAGGTTTTATAGTTATATATCCATAATCTATATTTGGAGTTCCTGATATAGAGTCATAAAGAAGCTCATCTATATTAGTTCTATCCTTATATATTTTATTATAATTATAAAACTCGTTTGTCTTTTTTCTAAATAATCCATAAAATATAGAACTTCCTCTATTTTCTAAAGAAATCGTCACTAAGTAATGTTGCCCAGTTTTTCTTCCATTTATTTCTCTATCTAAATATGATCTTATACTGATATCCTTCATATGTATCCTATATCCTATACATTCAAGAAACTTCCAATACATTTCTTCTTTTTTATTTTTATTAGGAATATTATTCCCGTATAAAAATCTCAGATTACTGTTTTTTAATCTATCGAAAAAAAAGTTTAACTCATACTCAGTTTTAGTTGATAATTCATCATATATATCTCTTTCGTAAGCGTATTTCTTTTTATCATCTAATAGACCTATATTTATACCTTTATCATCATTATTATTTAGATTATACATTCTATCTGTAATTTTAGCTGCTGTGTTTCGATCGATAATTCCTGATGTTGATACACGATCATTCCATCTATCAGATATTTCATACTCATTATGAAGAATTACAGAATTTCTCTCTGTATTCTCAAGTAATTTTTTATGGTACGCATATAGTATACTACCGGAAACATGATGTAATTCCCCAACTCTTTCGTTTCCTGGTCTATTACCGAATGCATCGTTGTACCCATTAAACCATCCATCTTCTCCACCTTTTAATGGTAGATAATTTATTCCTCCATCATTATATCTATATTTTTTCATATTTTCAAAAAATGAGTCAAATAACAAAGAAAATACCTCATAATTGGGACAATATCCTCTTTCACCGTTCTTATAATATGGACCTATAACCCTGTCATTGTTGTAATAAGTACTAGGAAAAAGATCTTGTTTTTTAATCTCGTTAAAGGATGGTCTTATCATTCTATCTCTATTCTCTATATAAGGATGTCTAAAATAGGAAATTTCTGTTTCCCATCTATAGCTATTCTCCCATGTTTGTACTTGCGTATTAGAGTTATCGTCTATTGTATCTTTAACCGTCATTCTAAGTATAGTAGTTGTTATTTCTTCATCATCTTCATCGTTGTTGACAATATCTCTAGAATCCTTTATATAACCCATATACGGATTAGGAATATATCGATCTTTTTTAGGTTTAAATTCTCTGTAATAAACTATATCCTTTGATAATCCTTTTCTAGCTGCTACTAACACAGTATTACTCTTTATAGAATCCACTACATCTTTAGTTAAGTTATTACACCAATTGTATATTTCTGTAGCTTTATTTTTCTTAAATTTATCTATCTTCTCCCATATCTTTACATCAGATAACAGTTTATCATCTTCTATCATGTATGGGTTTATTTTATCTAGAAAAGTAAAAAACTCTTTTTTCTTGTCTCTATTTAAAATACTTAGTATCCAATTACCGAAATCATCGTCAATTAGGTTATACTGTACATCATAATAGGGTATATTTCTATGTCCAGAGGTTAACATAGGGAGAGCAATATTTAACGTTCCTTCTTTACAGACTATATGTGGACTTATAGGTACGACGTTATCTTCTGTATTCATTTCTTTAGGTCCATTAACAGTAATATGAATAAATACTCTTTTCCACTCTGTAGAAACCTTTATATTTTTTGTCTTAGGATAGAGTGTTTTTCCCTGTAATACTTGATCTGATACATCTGTTATTTTAAATGTAGCAGTAGTTTCTCTATCTGCCTTTATATAACAACTATAAGTAAAGGATCTTCTCTGTCTTCGTCCTATAGTTATATTGAATACACTCATATTACTTTTTATCTTTAACATAGGACCTTTTTTAGTATTATCATAAGTCGCAATTTTATAAGAAGACATATTGGTTGTACCTGGTATTTTTTCAGAAGGATCTGATAAAGTACATTCTGATATATCCCAATAATTTGGATATGTTAAGGATCTAGTTTCTCGAAGAATATTCAATGAAAATCTTTCATTATTTGTTTTACTTCTAACGATATAAAAATCAGACCCGGATTTAGATTCTAATAAAACTCTCGTATGATCTCTGTAAAAAAAGAACATTACACAGAGAGCTATATTAAAGTCAAACTTCTCAGAATCTATATCTATTAACGATAAATCAGTCAATTTATTTATATTAATAGGATACTTATATTCTGGATTATAACTATTTTTTACATTACTTTGAAAATTCTTTTCTTCTATTGGAAGAGACATACCGTCTACTACTCCTAGATTATTATCAGACAAAAAAGGACGCCTCTGTCTAAAGTAAATAGAGGCGTTTGCCATTTGTTTCCAAGTAGCGTTTTCTGGTAATAGTATACCAACTTTATTAAAGTTT